CTGATTCTTTTAAATCACCATATCCTGAGGATTTAAATTTACCTTTTGCTTCTTTTGGTTCACCTAAACCAGGAGCTTCAGTTTGGTAACCTACTCCTTTAACTCCAAACTGTCCATCTTTAACATAATGAGAAATGTCTTTAGCTAAATTTTTAGCAACAATTGCTCTTAACTCTTCAACATTTTTACCTTCGTTTTTAAGATCTTTCATTTCAGTGTAATATCCTTTTAAGAATTCTTGACCAAAGACATTATCATAATTTTTTTCATCTTTATAATCGTAACCACGTGTTGCCATATCTGTTACTTCTTTAGTGGTTTCTTTTTCTTCAGCTTTAGCTTCTTTAGCTTCTCTTAATGGGTTATTAGCTCCTAAAGGAGTTAAACTCATCATCACCTCAAATTCTTCAACTCCAAATTTAGCAGCAGCGTCTTTCATTGAAATACGACCTTGATTTTGATTATAATATTCAAAAGCTTTTTTAATATTTTCCTTTTTAGTAGCATCATCTTCTTTAAGCTTTTCCATGTTCTCATTAAAGATAGCATGCCAATCTTGCTTTTTACCTGTAGTAACTAATCCACCTATACCTTCTGATAGTATACTCTTATTTTTTAAGATAGTAACAGCATCAGTATATGTTAATACAGGGGTGATTAGTTCTGGGAAATTATAGCAAGCCAACTTCATAAAGTGTTGCTTATTTCCTTTACCTTCTTTAATAAGGTTATATTGTTCTTGTAATACTTTCATTTTATTTAAATAGTTTTATTATATCATCAATAAGTGAAACAGCTAAATCTGTACCATAAATAGCTTTAAATTCAGGATTTTCTCTATATGAATTAATTGTTTCTTTTTTAGCCTCTTGGAGTAAAGTAATTAATTCTTTTAGTTTACTTGATATTAAATCAAAATCTCCTAAACGTCCAGCTATATATTTTTTAATTTCTTCATTATCAGTAGGTAAAGATGATAGATATGATTCTATATCTAATCCACCTTCTTCCTCCCATAATTTTTTTACATCAATTCCTTTAGCGGCTTTATTTAAAGCCTTCGCGTTAACTGGCTTAAATCCTAATTTATAATAATATATATTCTTAGCGCCTTTAGCGTTTGTATTCGGGTTAAAAGCCGCTGGAGTCGCATAGTTTTCACCCGCACCAGCAGTAAAAGAAGCACCAGTACCTGTGGCGCTTTCTTCTTCTAATTGTTTACGAATTATTTCTTTTAAACGGTTATTCATTTTACTGATTCTAATTCTTCTACTAATTGATAGTATTGAAGAAGATTAATTAAATGATCATCATTAACTTTATCCATCTTGCCTAAATTAGGTAATATATTAATTACTTCTTTTATCTTAATTTGGATTGCTTGATCAGTAACAGATTTATTAAGTTTATTTAAATGAGTTTTAATTTCATTTATTTTAGTGTTGTAGAATTCTTTTAGTTTAGGAGTACTATCAACACCGTTAATAAATTCTTTTAGAACATTCTTCTGATTATTATTTAAATCAGCGTACTTGTCATTGAATTTTTCAAGTAATACTCTGTATGTTAATACACGAATATCTTTATCTTGATTTTTAAATTCTTCTAGAATTGTTTCTTTAACTTCTTTTTTATTTACATTTTTAGATGTTAAATACTCTAAAAGAGCAGTTTTATTTTCAATAATCTGATCTGGGTTAGATAAATTATCACTATTATAAACTTCTAGTAATGTAAATAATGCTGCTTGAGCCTTATAGTTAGGTAATTTTACTTTAAAGAAATCCTCTAGATTATAGTGTTCTTTAATTTCTTTAATTAAATTATACTTTTGTCTTTTTAAAGAAGATCGGTTTAATTGTTTAGAACTCTCTATAAGAGTACTTATCACCATATCTGCTCTAGTATCACTAACATTAGTATTTTTAAAGAAACTTTCGTAAATTTTATATTCTCTACCTAATTCTGTTTTAGTAAAATACTTCTTAAGAATATTAGTTGCTGGTGAGTCATTACCTGATAATGTATCAGCTGTAATTTGTCTAACTAACAATTCAAAAAGGATACCAGTATTTTTATACTTTGAATGTTTTATATTCATTCCTAGTTATTATTTTGTCTATAAATATATATGAAAATGTTATTCGCGTATCTGAGATTCATCTAAAAGCGAAGAATCGTCTTTTTTAAATACTAAGTTTTTTTCTAATGATTCAAGTAATCGCGAATTTTTTCTAGCACTTTCCATTGCTAGTGGTGAACCACCTTTATAGTTAGGTCTAATACCAGGACCTTCAGTATCATCTACTTTCATATCATGAGTACCTAATCTGTCTCTACCAAAAGCATTTCCTTGAGTATTAATATTTGATGCTTTTTCTTCAGGTCTACCTAAAGGAGCGTCTTTATCATATCCATCAGGAACACCCATTCCATTTCTTCCTGTTCCATATAATGATGCTAAATCATGAGGTGTACCATATGATTTACCTGATTCAAGTGGATCATTACCTTCATTTTCAATTTGTTTAAATCTGAAAGTACGTTTTTGGTCTTCAGCAATTAATGCTCTATATTCATCAAATTGATCTTCACTTAAGTGGAATATATTATCATAAACCCAATCTGTAGGTAATATTTTAGTCTCAATAATACTACGAGCTAATTCAACTTTTTCCTTCATTAATGCTATTCTTTCTTGATCATATATGATAGAAGGAGTAGTTAATGATAGATCAAAATTAGTTAATTGTTCGTTTCTATATCCTTGAGTATACAAGTGAACTAAAGCAATTTTATTTAATTCTGACAAAATAATTCTTTGAATTCTGTCAATTGTACGAGCAAAACGAATATCTTCAGCTGCTAAAGTTGCTTTACCTGTTAAGTCTTTTTCATATCCCATGAATGCTTTAGGTACTTTTAAAGCGGCAAATAGTTTATCTCTTAAATAAATTACATCATCAATAGCTGTATAATCTAAACCTTTAGTTGGTTCAATTTTAGTAGCTGTATCATTACCTCTAACTGGGATATAAAAATCTTCTAATGAGTTTTGTAAATTATATTTTAAGTTATATTCACCTGTTTGTGGGTCAATATATGGAGTTCTTTTCATTGTTGAGATAGTCTTCTGCATGAAGTTTTCTACCTCATTTGGTGGAATTGAACCTACATTAATATAGAAAATACGTTTTTCTGGGGCACGAACAATACGATGAATCAACATAGCATCTTCCATTAAGATGTATTGTTTAAATAATTTACGTGCTGGTTCTAAATAAGAACGACCATAAGGTAAATAGTTAACATCAGTAATTAATCTAAAATGAGCCATTTCATAGTTGTCAAAATAGATTGTTCCTGCTTGTTTTTCTTTACTATAAGTTGAAGCTGCATTCACACCACCATATCCACCTGTCACACCTGAACTGTAACCATCGGGACTGTATTTATATCTTACTTCAGCTGGATTTCTAGGATCAATACCTTCTTCTCTTGCTATGTGGTAAGCAGTATATGGTATAACATTATATACACCAAATTTTTCAGCAATTTCTAATTTTAAGAAAAAGTCTCCATATTTACACATTTGACGAATCCAAGACCATAGATTGAATTCAATATTTAACACATCATAGAATAGATTATAAAGAATCTTTTGAGTATCTTCATCACTACTTCTAATTTGAAGTACCTCTCCCATATCATTTTTTAAAGTACTCTCATCTGCTATAATGTCTAAGGCAGAGGCTACAATAGCGTCTGTATCCATAGCATCATAATCTGAGTAAACTTGAGTACGTAAGTATCTCCAGTTTAGATTTAATTGAGAACCATAAAGTGAGGTTGTATTACTTGAATAAACACGATTATATCTATCTACTAATGCATTTGTTTTAAATTCACCTGTTGATTGAATACTATTAACATCCATTACTTTTAACTGGTTACCACCAGCATTACGAATTATAACATCCGTTGAAAATAATTTCTGTAATCTCGAAAATACACTTGTATCCGCCATTTTAATTTAATTTATTTATAAATATCATAATAACCAGTCTAAACTCTCATTTTGCCCATTAATATCCATACGATATGGATTATCATATTTTTGTGAGAATGGAGAAGTTGCAAATCCTGATCTAACTACTGTTATGTTGTTGATAGCGGCTCTAGCTAAGTCTAGATTTTGTGATTTGAATTTTAAAGCTGTGTCTCTAACATACATTGCTGTAGCTATACTCATAACTAAATCATCATTATAACCTGATTGAGCCTCTGCTCTACCATTTTTCCACATAAATACTCTCATTTCTTCAAGTAATCGTTTGGATTGAATTGTTACACTTCTATCTCCTACATACTCTCTAAATTTATTAATTACAAGTGGTCTTGTTCTTAAAGACATTGTAAAGCCTGGGACCATTTTTGATGGATCATCCGCTCTATCTAGATAGTTTTCAGCTGTTAACGTGTCACTTTTTGTAGAATAATATAAATTTTTATATTCTCTTTCTTGTATTGCTTCAATTGTTGACCAACCTATATTAGCATTTTCTACTACCAACATAGCGTTATTATATTCAGTGGCTAAACCACAAAGAAAATAACCAAATTCACGTGGTGGCAATTGACCTCTATACTCAGCTACTTGTGTATTTGATTCTATATCTATAACATGACAAGCAGAAAAGTCTTTACTATCACCTCGAGCTACATCGGCAACAACCATATAACTACGAGTATAATCTGCCATTTCCCATACCCATAAGTTACGATCAATTCCTCGCTTCTCCAAGGGATCTTTAATAGTTGTTTTAGAAATAAATTCTATTTGTTCACTAAAAAATACTGTATCACCTGAGGTATTAAAGTCACAATCACATTCTTGAGCCGCTAATCTAGGATCACCAAGTAATCCATCTTGAGCTTTTCTCCATTTCTCATCTCGTTCAGGATGAACATACCACGGTAATTTGATTGGTAAGAAACTAGGTACTCCTTCTTCAACTATTCCTGATTCTGCTTTAACCCATGTTTTATGAAACCAGTTACCTGTACCATATGGAGTAGATAATACAATTGCTCCACCACCAGTTGCTAAGGTTTGTTGAGCTGATGCCCATATTTCTTCTACACCATCAATGAACGCTGCCTCATCTATAATAAGAAGTGATACTGCTTCTGAACGACCTGCATCACCTGCTGCTGAAACTGCTTTAACTTGAGAACCATTATTTAGTCGTAAAGTTAATTTATTATTTTCTTCAGCTGGTATTTTTAGCCATGAAGGAAGATTCTCGAACATGAATTTAACTTTTGTTACCATGTTCTTAGCTGTATCCTGTTTTGTAGCGATACAAAGTACGTTTTTATCCTTTTGGAATATCATTAACCATAATGAGTATCCTGCTACTAGGGTAGAGATACCTAATTGTCGAGATTTAAGTACTATATCATATGGATTATCTCTCCATAAACGTAGTACTTTTTCTTGGAATGGGTATAGATTAAAAGGTATTCTACCTCTTGTTGGGTGTTGAATGTAGCAATACTTTTTCATAAAATGTGCTGGGTCTTGGGCACATTTCATATATTCATCCCTAATAATTTGTTTTATATCTTGACTCATAAAACCCTTTTAAATTAATCAATTTACTTTTTGTAATTTTCTATAGGCTTTTATAATGTCTTGGTGTCGCTCTATCCAAGCTTTAGCTTCTTTATCACCACTATTGGCTGCTTTAGCTTTTGCTTTCACATCACCAGCTATTTTTTGATAAGCAGCTATAATTTCGTCTCTTTTTTTATTAATTTTTTTATTTTTCTTTTCTTCTTCTTTAGCAGATTTATTAGATTCCTTATCAGAAGCGGTATCATCTAAAGTATCAAATTCTTCGTCTTCATCTTCAGCTTCATTTGTTGGAACATTTGATATTATACCTGATGGATTGTCATCTATTTCTTTTTTTGCTTCTTTTTTTGCTTCAGCCCCAAGCTTAGATTTTTCAATATTTTGTTTGGCTTGATTTTTATTACTTGATCCCCATGCCACTGTTTCTCCTTCATCTAAGATTTCAACAATAGCATCTTCTATTTGTTTTTTTAATTCTGATAGTTTCATTTGTATTTAGATTTTTGATTATAAATATCAAAGTCCTAAATAAAATTTAACTTGTTCTATTCTTTGTTCTGTAGTACCTGATATTATACCAAAATTAGTAATATATGGAAGGGCTTCTTTACAAGTATGTCTGATGGTTAAATCAATTAAGTTACGATAATCAGCATCAGTTGTACGAACGCCATTGTCTTCGATTTTAACCCCAGTAGGTGCTACATAGAATATATAGTCATATTCAGGAATAAAGACAGAAGCATAATTGATAAATTCTTCTTTTTCATCACTTTCAATTGACTCAGCACAGTGAGCAAAAGCCATCACATCAATAATTGTTCTATCAGTTATAACATTCTCTCTTAATAATTCAGAACAACGCTCAGCTAAGAATATTGTTTGACCTTTTAATGTACTATCAGTATTTAATGGAATACCTAAATCACGTAAATATTTACTACGTTCAGTAGCAAAGAAATAATCTTTAAATTCAGGTAATTCTTTTAAAGCATTAACTAATGTTGTTTTACCAACACTCATTGTCCCACAAAATCCTATCTTCATAAATTGTTTTATTTATAATATAATAAAAAAGGCTTGCTAATGCAAGCCTAATTTAAAATATGTTTTTAGAGATTATTTTTTAATAATTTTAAATGAAAGCAATTCAGGATATTTCTCTATACTATTTTTATCTATCATATATGAAGAATTTTCAAGAACAGTTTTAATAATTGATAAAATTTCCTTTTTGAAGTTGAATATACTTACATTAATACCATTAACATCAGTTTCTAAAGCAACATCATTTCCACTAAAATCTTCTAATGCTTTTTCTAGTTTATTACTTAAATCTTCTGTATTCTCATTTACTTGTTGAGTATCATATTTACCAGTCATTACTTTATCAGCTTTAAATTGTCCAAACATTTTTTCATAATCATCAGACATTTGTGCTTCATCTGAAGTGTCAAATTTTAGATCTGTATTAAGAATTTTATCGATTCTAGCTGGGTCATTAGCATTAAAAAGTAAAACATTTTGTGATTGATAACCTTGATCTTTGGTTCTGTCTCCTATAGTCACACCCCAATATTCTTCTCCATCTTTTTCATTTTTGTATTTGGTTAATGTAACTCCATTTTCTCCAGTTTTTACTTCACCTGTTGGTTTTAAATTCTTTTTTAAATCTTGGTTTTTAGCCCATTTAATAACTTTTTTCCCTCCAGCTACTGCTCCCGCTACTAAAGCTCCAAGAGCAAGAGCAGTTCCAACTACTTCATTTAAATTTTTAACTTTTTCTTTATATTCTGATTCTGTGATTAAACCAGCAGTTTTTTGCATTTTATAGAATTCTTTATTCATTATTTTAGTATGTTTATTTATGTATAAATATCTAAAAAAAATTAGAATCGCTGTTTAGCAACTCCACTCTTATACCATGGTAATCCAATACCATCACGTTTTGCTTTGTGATGACTATCCTTAGTGTGTGAGGTACCATTGATAAAATACTCCTCTTTTCCATCTGGATGAATCAAAGCTGGTCCTTCCCAGTTATGTAATTTTCCATCCTTCAGATAACGAACTGTTCCATCAGTTGATGTAAATTTCTTTGTTTGTAATGTTGGGTCTACTGACATTCTGTACGTGTTACTCATATGTTTTTATTTTATATCTAAATATAACATCAAAATTATGGAGGGCCAAACAAAGGTTATACATTTTCTAAATACTCTAAGAAATTTTCGTATACTTCTCGTTGTTCTTTGCTTGACTTTGCAATAGCTTCACGCAACATTATTGAAACATCTTGATTAGATTCAACTAAAAGTTTATGAAAACTATGAAGTGTGTGTTCTGCTATTATAAAATCAGCACTACTATCACCATAATCTTCTAAATCATTCAAGTACAACTGAATCCACTCGTTTATTTTATCTTTTGAGAGCTTCATATATGATATTTTTTAATTTAGTAAATATTTCACTTAACTGGCTATTTAACCATTTTAAACGTTGTCCAAATCGTTTTCCCTCCATTGGTTTTTCCATGTTATTTTCTGGAATATAGTTGGCTAACGGCTTCATATACTCGCTACCAGTGAGGAATATGAATTTATCTTTTTCTGGGTTTATACCAGCTGATTTCATCTGCTTTACTGTTTCTTCACCCCATTTTTCTTTTTCATCTTTAGGCATTTCTTTAAGAGTTTTGTCATAAGGAGCTAACTCTTTAGTTAAAGGTACTAAGTGATGTTTAGCAGATAGGATAAACATCTTATCTGGTTTTAATTTCTTTCCGTACTCTAAAGTTTTCTGGAACATTGGAGAAGCAGAATACAGCTCCTGTGCAGGAGCCGTATGATCTAATTTTGATTTAGTGCAACTTAAAAGTACTATTTTTGCCATTTATGAGATCTATTTGTCATAAATATTATTATACTGTTATTTCTTTAATTACTTCTCTTCCCATCATATGATTAAGATGAACTTTTAAACATTGAGCATAAGTTTCACTATATTGAGGAGCAACTTTATTTAAACCAATAAGTATTTCATCAATAGTGCATCTATCATAACGCGTGTATACTTTGAATTTATTTAATTTTTTAATTAAAAATTTATAATTGTTATTACCATTAATTATTCTTAATTTAGGATGAACATTAAAGATATAAGAAAGATATGGTTCTGAAGCTTCATATTCTGAATTAGCCATAATTTCTTTGACCATATTCATATTTTCAATATCATTACTATCAATCATGTTTAACATACTTGAAAATATATCAATATCTAAAGTCATACCTTTATTTACTTCGTTTCCAAGTAAATCATCATACACTACTTCTATATCCCAATCTCGAATATGTTGAGGTAAATTCATAAAGAATCCATATTGAGAGAATGCTTTAGTATTACCATGATTATTAAATATTACAGCGCCATTAATAGGTTGATATCTAAGTTTTAAACCACTAAAATTAGGATCATGCTGAATTGCTTTCTCTAAATTATCTGATTTAACTAAAACATATTCTTCATTAACTGAATCCCACCTACTATTTCCTTTAGGCATATATTTGCTAAAGTTTTTCTTTAGAACCGCTGTAGGAATTGGATAGTATTGGTCTGTTAGAGCATTTTTAGCATTAAATATTTCATCAATAAAACTATTACCAATAACTACAGTATCTAATTCCTTCCATTTACGTCCAAAAGAAATATTTAATTTATTTTCTTCAATATAATTCTTTAATTTAAAAGGAGGTAATTGAGATAATTGAGTAGAATATACTTTAGTGTTAGTTTTTAAAGTATTATCTTTCCACCTATCACGTAACTCTTGATATTCAAGAGCTACGCTTTGTGGTATAAATAGTGGTTGTTTTCTTTCGTACCAAGTTTTACTAAAAAAAGCAACAGTATTACTTTTGCTATTAATGTTAACATGAAATGTCAAACTAGTAAAAGATACTTGTTTATCAATCAGTTGTTTAACTATATCTTCCATAATTATTTAGTTAAGAATTTCAATAGTGTTTTATTTAGCATCAATGATTTGAAATTAGCTGAGTCACCATTGTAGATTTCTTTTACAATTTTGTATTTCAAATCCACAGCGAACAAATCTTCATTCATCAATAATGCTAAACGATCAATAACTGGTTTTTCAATTTTGTTATGTTTAGCATAGAATAAACTATAGTTTATAATACGTTGTGAGATGATTGATGCTAAATCTGCTCTATATTTATCATCTTTACCAATTGTACTCTTTAATTGATTAAGTACATAATCCTCATTTTCATGAGTTAAAATTGATTGTGGTGAAATAATCTTATCTAAACGATTATTAATAAACATTGTGAACAATGTTGAGAATTCACCACCAACACTACCTTCACCAATCATTTGAATTAAAGGTAATGTATTTTCAAACGATTCAAGTGATGAAATTGAATTGAAGAATGTAGTAATACTTCTTGAGTTGGTATTTGTAGTAACTAGTTCTGGATGTTTCAACAAGAAGTTAATACAACGACTATCTACTTGAGCATTCTCAGCCCACTCACTCCAACAATTAATATCAAATTTCAAATTAGTTGAGATGAATCGTGTTTTTTGAGCGTTGTCAATACTATTTACTAAATACTCACCGTTATCAGGATTACTTGTAAGAATGATATGCCAATCTTTTGGTAGTTCCCAACTAATATATTGTTGGCGGTCAATCAATTCCATTACAGCTTGAATGAAACGAATATCAGCGCGATTCCAGTCATCCAAAAGTAGAATACCACCACTTGATTTACCACTAATCCATTCAGGTGGACAGTAACTCATTCGATTTAAACCAGTAGAACGATAACCAAGTCGTGTATACTCTTCCATAGCATGTTCATCTATCCAACGAATAGTCTCATCATTCTTCATTTCGAACTGGCGAATTGGAAATCCTACTAAGTCACCTAATTCCTCAATTTGTGCTAAGTTCAACTTAACAAAGTTCAAATCTAATTCTTTAGCTAACTGAACAATAGTTGATGTTTTACCAATACCTGAGTCACCAACTACTTCAACTGCTACAGGTGGTTTGCCTCCTTCTTGTAAGTAACGGTTGTTTTTAATAATGTGTTTTAGAAATTCTTTTGCTTCTTTAACATTCAAATCTACTTGACGTGAAGCATTACTTTTGCTTGTTGATTTTGTTTTTGCCATTTTTATAACCTATTTATTTTTTATTAATATAATATTTAATTTTTGAAGAGCCAAACTAGTATTGAATTTTGATTGTATGACCCCAACTTTGTTTTACTGTTTCCATATCTGCTCCAGCTTTACACAACACCATCATTGTTGGTTTATATGAACGAACATTACGTTCTCCAATAAAACCATCAGTTAAAATAATCAAACTGCTATAATGACGCTGTTCATTAAAATACTCAATAATTGGATTCATATCTGTACCACCTCTACCTCTAACTGCTTCAGGCATCTTACCATCATACTCCCATGTTCTATGAATAGCAGCGTCACATTCAGCAATAGTAATTTTGATACCTGTTTTCCACATATGATATATTTCATTGAAAAACTCAACTAAATCTGCATCACTAACAGAACCTGATGTATCTATTCCGACTAAAACATGTTTTTTAGTTTTAATCTTTAACGCTGGATTTTCTGAGAAACGTTTATTTAGTTTTCTACGTGTTTTCTTAGTATAAGTTTTATTTGAAGTACCAAAGAAACGTCTAAAATATGCTTTCCAATCATATGAAGGTGGCACTACTTCAAACAAACTATTAATAAATGACTCTAACTCAGACGGAACAAATCCTCTTGAACGGTCTTTATTAGATTCTACAATTTCTTTAATTTGATGTTTAATCTGATTAGCAACTAATTTCTTTTCAGCATCAGTTAAACTTTCAAATTCTTTCCATGTTGGATGTAGTCCATCTCCTCCTTTTAAAGCATTCATTAAAGCATCTAGTTTAGGACTAGTACCATTTTTCTGTGCTTGTTTTAACAGATCATAATATACTCTTGTACCGGCTTTAAGAGGTAAATTTAACTCTGGAAATGATGATGGTAGGAGAATATCATCTGTTGGGTGAAATGCAGGTTCAATGTATTGATTGATTTCAATATCTGCTGCTACATTGTGAAGTTCATGATCATCAAATCTATCTCTGTCTTCTAAGTGATTGAAACATATATGTAACAATTCATGTTTCAAAAGACCGATTTTTTGATTGTCTCCTTTTAAAGAATTCCAAAATTCTTCATTAACTGCTAATTGATAGTTAATATTGTTTTTACAAACACCGGCTGTTGGGACATCTTTACGTACTACTTTGTTAAGAGTAGATAAAAACACACCATAAAACGGTTCTTTAAACATTAGTAACTTACCAATCTTACTAAGATCGTCGTGTACTGCTGACATATTTTAATTATTTATATTTAAATATAACAAGAAAGCCTGGCGAGGCCAAGCTTTCACTTTAAAAATATGCTGAATAGTGTTTATAGTAAACTCTCAGCTACATAAATACCATGAGCACCTGATACTGTGATACCACGAGCACTTAAAGCATCTCCTACAAAATAAACATTTTCATGTTCTACTAATGATAAATCCATATAATTTACTAATGGTTCAGGAGACAAATATTTTACCTCTGGTATATACATTCCCCAATCATCACCAAATTGAAATACTTCATTCATTTGTTCAATAAAAGTACCAATGTATGTAGCATATTGTCCTAGTACTTCATAAAATACTTCTAAACTAGATATTTGATATGCTGATACAGTATTACCTTCTGATGTTATACCTGGTGTACGTGTTTTATTTGGTGAATAATATAATCCTTTTCCATCCACCTGTAGTTTATTTACTACTTCTCTTGACCATTCAAATGGATTTTCAATACCTTTAATCTCCATTAAGATACCAAAATTAGTCATATCATTTCTAAACTCCTCACCTTTCTTAGCATGACCATTATAAGTAATATCACCATATGTTTCCTCTACTGCTACATAAGCCGCGTTATTATTAGTACAGAATGAGCGTAATGATACATTATCAAACTTTTGATATAGTTTAAAATCATAGCTGATATCGATTAGTTTTTGGAAGTATTTTTGTGGTGCTTCAAAACGGACTCCAATTTGCACTGATTTTGGTTCTGTTGGTAGATTATAATCATTTGATAGTTGTTGAGCAAAATCAATACCTGATTTACCTACTGCAAAAATAAGTTTATCGTATTTTAATGTAGTATTATGAGTATAAAGTGTACTATGATTAAAATCAATATCATCTACTTCAGTCTCCCACTCAAATTTCACACCTCTATCAACTAAATAAGTATACCAATTGATAGCAATCTCATGTAGATAATTTGAACCAATATGCCATACTGGGAATAATCTTAATCCAAAGTGTGGTTTGATAAAATCAGGTTCTTCTTGTGGATCAGAACAAAATATTTCTTCTGGTTTAGGATGGAATCGTCTAAAGTTATTAATAACTTGATCCATCAATTTCATTGCTTTTTCTTCACCACAATATTTTGATAATTGACCTCCAATTGCAGTATGGTAAGTTAATTTACCATCACTCCACCCTCCCGCACCTAACATACCTGTCATCACCTCCTCAGGTTTACGTTTAAACGGGTCATTACCTTTGTCTATAATGGTGATAAGTTCACCTGGATAACCTTTATCGACAAGTGTAGTAGCTGCATTTATACCAGCTACTCCTGCGCCTACAATAACTATTTTTTTATTCATTCTTCTCATTGTTTAATATAATATAATAAATTTATTTTTAAAGCCAAACTAAGGATAGAGAAGGCCCAATCATTTGATTGGGCCACAGCTCCATTTTTAGTTTTTAGTTAAAGCGACCGGCTATGAATCAGTCTATATATTTTAAGCGTTCCATCCTAAATTACGGAGCATATCTTGATCATCCATCCCATAATTACTCTGATTTGATGAAGATGATTTTAACCATCCAGAAACAGCTTTTACTGCTTCATCAAAGGTCATATGCTCTCCAAAATCAAGACTAGAGTCATTTGAATTTATCACCCATACATTAGAGTTCTCATCATATTGATCTTGATATACATCGTCAACTCCAATTGCTATTTCTTGTTTTCCTTTTTTGTAAGTTAACATATCCATATCTCCATCTGTGTCTGATACACTAGGTAACCATGAAATTGAGCGGTATGGTTTAATATTCCCACTTACTCCTGTGCTTTGTTTTATATAATCCATCAGATCATTGATGGCCTCGTATGCTGGTGGGGTGTAGTTTTCAACTAATCTTCTTTTTTGATTATATTGAGACTCTGTAATGACACCTGCTAATTTTTGCATTTTAAGGAATGATTCATTTAAAGATTCATCTTTCATACCCATTTTATCCATATTATATGTTTCTTCAACATATGTTTCATCCATTGCATCTACTGTTTCATCAACAGATTCTTCTTTATCTGTTTCAGCATCAGTGGTTACTTCTTTACCTTTTTTCTTAGCTTTTTGCTTTTCAAGCTTTTCTTTAGTTTTCTTAAGATCTTTTAATTTCTTTTTAAGCTCATTAAGTTTACCTTCATCTACTAACTCTTTAACTTCTTCTAAGTTTTCAGCTTTAGTAATTTTGTCTTCACAAGTTTTGATAGCTTTATCATATTCAGCTAATCTAGCTTCCATAGCAGCAGCTTCAGCTACAGCTTCAATTTCTTTAATATGGTCTTTAACTGACTCTCTTATAAGGGAACGTAATTTTTCTACTTTATTCATTTTTAAGTTTTGTTTATAAATATGTTGGGGTTTATTAAACTGTTTTCTTTTCTACTGGTTTATTTAATTTAAAGTTTCTTACACCTTTAACTGCTCTAATATCTTTAAACATGTTTTGTAAATCATCATCTGAAAATCCAGTTGGGAATGGATGTGGATCTACTTTTATTTTTAAAATAGTACCATAATTTGGGTTACTAAAAGCAGTGTCTTCTGGGTTTATGTCTTTAGAAGATACAATTGTAATACCAGCTATAGCTCTAATATCAGATAAGATGTCTTTTTGAGGGCGTTCTTCTGTATTAGTGTAAAGGTATCCTTCAATATTGTATTGAGTTGATTCCTCTTTAATAAGTTTATATAAATTAGTTAATTTAGTAGATTCATTAATCCCTAATTGTCTTAATTGGTCTCCTGAATCTTTTCTTTGTAAATAACCTTGCATTCTTTCTAATTTGTCTTCAATCCAAACTATTTGTTCTTCACTTAATGGTCTATCTGCTACAATATTACCTATAAATGAGAAAAATTTTTCCTCAGGTTCTAATTTAAGAACAGATATGTAAAAAAGAACAAATGTTCTTGGATCAATATCTGAAGGAGTAAATGCATTGTATATTGTCTCTAGTTTACTAAAGATTATAGGTCCATAACGAATGTCTAATGGTTCATTTTCTAATTTATCTACTCTACTTATAGTAGCTAATTTTTCTTCCTCACTACCTGAGAGACCAGATTGTGCTATTATGCTCCAATATCCTTTTAAAATTTCATGGACCAACATTGGAAAACAGAGAGCAGTAGCTTTAATCCCTAAAGCTTCAGTAACAATTTGTGAAGAGCCTCCTATAGAACTATGACCTGAAGCTATAGCTGCTAACATCATATTAATAGCTTGATCATTATTATATACACCAAATGTATTATTCATAATTTGGTTATATTTTTCATATAATGAGGGATTAATAGAATTTATTTTTTGTATTACTCGTTCTTTTTGGAATATTTTATACAATTCTTTAACTGAGGCTCCTTGTGCTAACGCGTTAGCAACTCTTCGTTTTTTGTCTTGAAGTGTATTTTCTTGAAGAGTAACATTACTCACTATCTTAGCTTCAATATTAATATTGTCTGATACTAAAGTTGGATAATGATTTTTGACTATTTCAATAGCTAATTGCTCTAATTGAGATTTATAAGATGATTCAGCTGAAATTATCTCATTTAGTAGTCTTTGGGAAGACATCATAACACTCATAAGAGTTTGATTCCCAAGCATAATTTGAGCACTCTCAGTTGATTTAGCATTTAGTTTGGCTAAAGTTTCAGAGTCAAATATGTCTTGGTAATTAGGCATTCTTTTTCTTTTTAAGGATATCAGTGTATCTTTTAGCTATTTTTTCAGATATTTTTTTAGCTACGTCTTGTTGTTTTGGAGGTTCAGGGAGTATTTCAGGAATACCAAATTCATCATCTTCTATAGAAGGTTTTGTTTTAATTTTTTCTTTTTCACGTGTAGGAGCTTCTAAAGGAGCTTCAGATAATACTTTTTGAATTTCTTCTTGGATAATACGTCTTAGATCTGATTTTTTCATTTTTTTAATGTTTGTAATAAATATTTGATTTCTTCTAACTCTTGTGGTCTAGTTAAAGCATGCATATGAATAACAGGTGCTTTCATTTCTTCCGCCAAGTTTCTTTGTTGTAATTGAGCTATTAATGCATTAGCGTTAGGTATTCTGAATGCAGTTTGTGTTGTTACAATATAATGTTGGGCGTCAGGTTGCATAGCTACTGATCCTATCATAGTACCACTTGCTAAACGAATAACATAGAATTTACTTTGTCCCGCTGTTATTACACCTGTTACTCTACCTCTTGCTCCTAAAGCACCATTTCTACGAGTTGCTCCTCCGTCAGTGTTAACTGGAGTTACTGTACCTGCTGTTAATCTAATTCTTACACCTGTAGGTAAAGCACTAAATCCAGTTATTAGTCCGGCTTGTGTTAATAAAGCTGCAACTCCTTCTCCTGCTTGAGCAGCAGGGGCAGCTGGGGCTTGTTGTCTGGCAGCTCCACCTGCTGGTCTTCCTCTTCTACCAGCCGCTGCTGCAGGTGCCGCAGGTGCTGCTGGGGGTTGAATTCCTAGTATTTGAGCTGCTTGTTGAGGTTTAAGATTAGCTTTGATTACTCTATTACTAACATTAGAGATTTTTCTACTTTCTTGTGGGTTATCTCTATTTACAAGATAAATTACACCTTCATATTGTTTTATAGTATATGGATTATCTGCAGTTAATGGAGGATTAGCAAGAGCAAATTTTTCACCACCTCTCCAATCATCTTGAATACGAGCTATTAATTCATTAGTATTATACGCGATATTTTGACTTCTTAAATAATCAAAATAACCTTTCCACATATTTTTATCAGTTTTTGGGACTGATCTAAAATTTCCATTTGGATCCCAATACAAAAAAGGAGATGGAACAAAAGTTGGATATCTAGTGTCCCAACCTGAGATGCTATTGTCTTCGTTTGGGGTTAAAATATAATTTTCATCATTTATATTAACTATTCTTTTACTTGATGGAGTGTTTTTAAGTAAAGAAACAGCAGCGGGTATTGAGACTGTTATTATATCTTTCCTACTAGCTAATAATCTTACTATAGATTTTTGAAAAGATTCATTTGTTTCTTCATTAGATAATATACTTTGTACTGAGTCATCTTCAAAAGGTATTTCTTCAAATTCTCCGTTTTTTATTTTATATGCTTTAAAAACATTTGAATCTAACAATATTTGGCCTTCATCTGTATCTTTAATAGTTATAGCTGAGCTTTTATCTGTTTTTGCTTTTTCAATAACTTTATTTAAGGATTCTTTAGGTAGGATATTATCCTTAGCCAATTTAATTAGTAATGAAAAGGGAAATTGATCTAAATTAGGATAATCAGCTAAAACTTTACCTGTTCTTTCATTTACTTTCACATTTGGATAACTATTATCTTCTGTAAAAATACTTAGTGTTATATCTTTGCCTGAGGAATCAAGTACTATTTTAACTACTGCTTTCTCATTTGTAGTCACATAATATCTTTCATTATCTGATATCTTTAATATATCACCTTTAACTACTGCTTTTTTAGCTGAGAAAGGATAAGCATCTGATGGTAAGATATTGGGTTTTATCTTTTGAAATCTAGCAGTATTAGCTATGATTGATTTTTGATTTTGAGGAGAAAAAGAATCAAATTCTTCTAATAATATGTATGGGTCAATGTATCCAAAATTTTTAGCTATCATCTCAGCTATAGGTGGTATTTTAGGTAATACTTTAGATACAAAAGTTTGATTTGATATATCTGAAAAGAACTCAGAACCTTTTCTAACTACAAGATATTGTTCCTTATTTGATAATGGCATTTTAAGCCATTCTGATACATCAACAGGGTTATTTTTGTATACATTAGAAGTTTTTTCAGCTTTAGTGAGAGGAATATATTTTAAAATATTCTTTATATTAGGAATACGACCTAACCAAGGAACTCTATTAATTAATTCTTCCCAAGAAAATGGACCTTCAGCTCCTGGGTTATTATTTCTATTAGTAAATTTATATAATCCATCATTTCGTACTTGTACTGCTACAAAACTTAATTTGTCTTCATCTGGTAGATTACTGTTTTTAGCTAAATAAAATGTAGGTTGACCTTGACCATATCTATAATTAGCCCAGAATCCTGCGCCAGGTTGTGTAATACACCATTTAGAACCATTTGGTAGTTTTTGAGAAGCTCCGTATGTGATACAGTTATCTTGCTTAGCACCATTCCAAATAGTGATACCTTCTTCATTATATACTACATCTGGGGTGTTTTCTATTTTTTCATCTTCATCTTCTTCTGGTGCTCCTTTAACTGTACGCATAAGATTAATTAAAGACTGTAATGAGTATTTAAATAAATCTTTTTCTTTAATATTAGTATTTTTTAATCGTGAATCAAAATAGTCAATGTAATCACTTAATTGTTTATCAGATATTTCAATATTATAATCTTCAGCCTCTTCTTTAAACTTATCCATAAGCTGCTGTTTAACTCTAGGAGCTAAAGCCTCAGATAAATTGTTTGGCCAATTATTAACTATATGTTCTATTAATTTATTAATATTACTCACGACTTATATATTTTTAATTTTAATGTTCCTGTTGTGCCTTTGATAAGGCGATGCCATTCGCCTTTAGATATAAATATAGGCCCATTAATAGAAGTTGGTAATTGATTTTCAAGTTGTACTTTCCAATCTGTCTCTCCTATTATTTCTACAGTACGATTTTCTAGATCACGATGCCAAAGTAATTCAAGAGGATCAACATTTTCATCAAACTCTCGAATTATATATTTGTCTGTTATTTCAAGATCAGTATATGGTTTCATTTTCCTTTAGGCATAAACCAATTTGAACACCATTTTGAAGGATCTTTAATTTGATTTCCTTCATTATCTACTAATTCAGCTGTACCCATATGTTCTTGATATTTTTTGTTTGAACACATATGTTTTTCATCTTCAACATAATAATACTTACAAACATGACAACCAAATCCTACAGGTGAGTACATGTAAGGAGGATACTCTCCTCCATTTTCTTTTAATAAATCTACTAGTTTTATCATTTTGTTTTACCCCATTTTTTACCTTTGCCTTTTGTTTTACATTGAGCTGGTGTTGGGCGGCATGAAGGATATTTAGCACGTTTTTCACCTTCTTTTCTACCACAAGGCTTGCATTTACCATTTCTGCATGTATTGCAATCTACCCATCCACCTTCTTTACCTGGTGTACCTCTACGTTTAAACCATTTATGTAATGATTCGTCTTCAGTTAATTCTTCTTCTTTTATGTCTTTCCAAATTTTACCTTGACGACATCTAACAATTGCTCCTGATTTATAGGCAGAAGGCTTATCATATTTGCGATCAGCAATACGTTTGCATCTATCTGCTTTTTTCTCTAAAAGAAGTTGAAGGAGTATTTTGGTTAGTTTCATATTACCAGTATCCTGAGAATGTTGTTTTGTTTTAGGTATATGATCCTGTTTTTCCTTTAATTGGGTTTAATTCAATTTTACCATCTATTGGTTGTCCAATTCTGTATATCTCACCATCTATCTCAGCTTTTAATATGTGATTATAGAACGCTATTTCAGGTTTTACTTCTTTACCATTTAAAGTATAGGTGTATTTTTCATATCTTTCAATTTTTTCATCAGATGTTTCATTTTCAACTAATTGTTTAAACTGGGTTTCAGTAATTAAACCAGCTGTTTTTTGCATTTTAAGGAACTCTTTGTTCATAGTATTTTGATTTTTATTTATACATATTGTGCTCTATACTGCTTGTTCTTAATAGTTTGAGCCTTACCAATAAGTTGACATCTTACTGTTTCTGGGTTGATTTGTAAGTCATAGGCTAAATCATGATAACTAGGATATGTTTTAATATACTCACCTGTTATTTTATAGAGAGCTACATGGTTACCTTTTCCTTTATTAGGGCTTACTCTACCTTTGTGTGCTTTAGAGACATTTGGTTTAGGACCATCAGGTTTACCTTTTTTAGGATTAGGTTTTCCTAGTTTAGCTTTAGAAATTTTATCACAGACTTCTTGAGAATATTTACGTCCTGTTAATTTTTCACTAACTGTTTTTTTGGTTTCTTCTTTATGGAGATTATTTCCTCTAGCATCATTAGTCATGTTATAGAACATTGGGTTGTTAGCGGCGTTAAATTTTATTAGATAGTGTGTCTCTATACCTCGAGCATCACCATCTCCTTCCCATAATATTTCTCTAGTAAAATTTTCTTTACCATGTTTTTTTAAAGCACTTTTTATTGCTTTTCCACTTCCGTAGTAATCTTTATCAATATCAGATTTTCTAGAAGATCCAATGTATTTTTTATTATTAATTAAATTGGTTATAAGATAAACATAAGCCATATTCCCTCCATTTATTATAAATATTGGGGGTGCTGTTTACCTTACCAATAACCAGTAAAAGTAGTTTTGAACCCTAGCAATTTGGCAAATTTTGGCAACCTACAACTCCAGTAACTAGCTTTAGTGCGATCTTTTTTATTAGCACAGTCATGTCTTTTTGCAAATGCTTGACGTGCTTTTGGATTGTTAAGTTTTGCTCTTAACCCTCCACCTGCCATACCAAATGATACTTTTTTAATACGTTTGGTTTTAGGATCTTTAACATAAACATAGAATTTCTTAGATCCACCACGTTTTGGTTTTCCTAAAGCAGGTTGTTTCTTTTCTTCTTCTATTTCTTCTTCAGTTAAATTTTCATGAATCATCATAAGAAAATCAAGTGGAACTACTTGAGATTCATAAATTCCAAATTTACCTAAATCTGTATTTTCAAATAATTGTTTATCAATACCTGATAAGTTAATTATACCTTGCTTCCATAATAATCTTGCCTCATGAATTAGCTCAATATGTGCTTTAGAACCAGGTCTATATATGGTTTCTTGTAGTGAAAGTTTGTTATTTATATGGTATCTTAATCCTTCAGAGATTGGGGCGTTATATTGTTTTGATTCATTTAAACGCACTGCTTTACTACAGTCATCACATCCTAAACTTGGTTGTTCAGATAATATTTTTTTAAGAGTTTCTATTAGTTGCTGTTTCATAAATTTATTTTTTAATGTAGTCACACATTATATGAGTAGGATATAACTCACCACCTTTATTTCTTATATTAAGTTTAAATTTATATAAAGCTGATTCAAAAGTTATGTCAATTCTTTTTCCTGTTCCTCCTATTCCACCATAATATACATTAACTGCATCTGTAATATCGGAGGACAAATTAACATATTTAGAGTCTATTTTAAAAAACTCATGTCCTTTACCACCAGCTTTAACCATATAATATCCTTCACCTATACCAGATTTAATTAAATTTTTAAGTTTAGAAGAACTATATTTAACTGTGGGACCATTTATATTTGAAAAATCAGCGTCTGGGTAGTCATTAAATACTTTACAAAATGTTTTATTATCAACACCTAAAGCTTCTAGTAATGATTTACCATCTTGATTTTTAATTTCACCTTCTTCTATTTCTTTAGCTGGTAAAATTTTAGTAATTCCTGAGTTAAAGAATGTTAGAGTAGAACCAAATTTAGCTGAGATATAATAATTTTTAGAATCTTTAGTTATAGTAATATCAGTTAAAGTAGCTGCGGCGGTTACATTTGAAAATTTTATCAATGGGTTACCACCTTCAAATGTTAAAGGACGAGATTGATTTTTTTCTCCTTCAGATTTAACATCAAAATTACCTTGTTTAAGGTCTAATTCTTTTGAAATTTCAATTATTAGATCTGGGTATTTAAATTGATCTAAGGTAGATTGTTCAATACCATTGTCACGAAGTGTTTCTAAATCAGATAATAATTCTCCTTCAAATCCTATTCCTCTAGATTTAATACCTCTTCCACCTCTAGAACCTTCACCCCATTTAATAGTTATACCTTCCCATTTTCCTCCACTAAAATTATTTAATTTAATATTTAATTTATCTGATAAGAAAGTAGTAAATTTAGGATCTCTTTGTAATGAACGAGATATTTTAACTGTGTTAGGAGAATTAGAATCTAATACAATTGGATCTTCTAAAGATAATCCAGAATATGATTTTATAATAGAAAATAATTGTTGTATTTTTGGATTTTCTATTTTATCTTCAGATTTAGGAAAAATAGTAAAAGCCTCATCTAATACCTCACCTACTAATGATTCAAGCAAAGAAATATCCTGCTCATTATTCATGTCAGGATATCCTTTAGGGAATTTATAGGAGATACTATTTAAAAACTTTTCAAATATATTCATTACTTTACTTCCATTTGTTTTAAATTTTGGAATATTTTGCTTAATAATGCATCATCAGAAGTTTTAATCATAGATACCATTAAATCCGCTAGTGTTTTATTGTGAGCAGGAGTTAATGCTGTATTTGTTTTAACAGCAGTGATAGCACTTTGGATATTAGCTGGAGTTATATTAGGGGCTAATTTTTTTAGTAATTCAATATTTAAAGTAGCTCCTTGTAATTGAGTAGCTTCATTTAATTTTTGGTTAAGAATATTTTGAATTTCTTCCTTAATAATCTTTTTTAATAATTCTTTTTTCATGTTGTTTTCAGTTTGGGGGATTGGGTTTAATTTTAAACTAAAAGCTTTGGTTTTAAATTTTTCAATAATAGGTTCTAATATATCAAATAATATCTCTGTTCCTTTTATAATAGGCTGTAACCAACCGACATATGTTGAAAAATCTGTTAATTTACTAAAAATGTTATTTAACGCTTCATCTGAAAAATAAGCTATAATCCATTTTTTTAATCCTTCAACTGATAATGAAGATAGTTTAGTTACAATATATGTTGTTATACTAGCTACAGATATAGCAGCTAAAAATTTCTGCCAGCCTGTTAAAGCAGTTATTTTGTCTATTACTTTATTTACTATAGGGATATAATCTTTTAGTCCTGTTTTTTCTAATAAAGATTTAAACTTTGTATAGGTATTACGTTTAAAGTTTTTCCAAATTTGATGAGATAAACTAGTTAGTAATTCAGGATTATCAATAGTTTTTCCTATTAAAAAAGCTGCATCTTTCCAACCTGTTATAGTGGTAACTGCTTTATTCCATTTTTCACTAGCATATTTTTTAATTGAGTCTATAAAATTTTCATATATCATTTGTTCAGAAATGATATGTTTTTTTAGATCTTCACTTAAATTATCAAGTGACTCATTTAACGGTAAATCAATACCTAAAGTAAATATTATATGTTCTCTAGTTAAATTCATTATGATGGTGGTAATTCTTCTGGTACTTCTTCTGTTGGTGGTGTTTCAGCTGCAGGTGCTTCTGGAGTTGTTTCATCTGCTGGTGTTTCACCTCCTGTTGGAACAGCATTCATTTCAGCATCTGTTTTTTCAGGTTCAGCTCCTCCACCATACATTAATATACGAGATATAGATTCAGCTGCTCTTTCTTCTTCATTTAAGTTTAACAAGTAATATTTTTTACCTTCAACCTGAGCAATCCATGATCTTTCTGTGTATATTAGATAAAAGAATTGATCATTTGCTAAAATTATTTTAAATGTTGTTGGACGAGGAGCAACCCAATATATATCAGATATAAAATCTTGATATTGTTTTGTTAATAAATTAATTATAGTGTGTTTTAAAGACGGGAACTTAGTTAGTAGAGGAAATAATTCATTGTCTAATTGAACATCATCTGTTGTAATACCTAAGGTATCATCTTTAATTTTAGCAGCGTAAACACGCTTAGCTATAATTTCAATTTTATCTTTAAGTTCTTGTCTTGTAGCCATAATTATTTATCTAAAGTATAATCTAATCTTTCATCTGTCATATTTGGTTTAACAGATTGATATTTTAAGTATTGTGTTACTGAGTTTAGGTAGTCAGCTGCTTTAGTTATTTTGCTTTGTACCCATGCTTCTAATTGAGTGTTATCATCTAATATTTGGAATAATTCCTCAGCGTTCTCAATGATACGATATAACTCAGATTTAGCCATTTCACCTTCATAGTCAGCTTCTTCTTTTATAGATTTTTTAATAGCAATGTCTCTGGCCATTAAGTAATCATCTGAGTCAATGTCTCTGTCTTTGTCTAAATCTTTACCTTTTTTCTCCTTTATAGGGGGAGTCATTAATTTTTTATTAATAATTTCTTTTAATTTTTCTTCGTTGCTCATTTTGACTTGTTTTTTAGCTATATTCATTGCTCTACCACGTAATACATCTTCTGCGTCTGCACCATATCTTTTAACTGCGTTTCTACCAGATGATTTTTTCATAGCCTGATAAATGTCTTCGGCCCTATCTAAGATAGCTTGAGTCATCTTAGATGACTCTTCTTTGATATTGCCTTTTTCAGCAGCATATAAAGCTCTCATATATGCTTTGGCTTTACCTACAGTACTAGAACAGCCTTTCTTTTCGCCTGTTTCTTTATTGTAAATACATTTACCTTTTCTTTCGTATGGCATATAAAATTTAATTTAAATAAGAATAAGGGGATCCTATGTCCCCTTATAACTTATTGTTTAGCTTATTTTTCAGCTCTATCTTCCGCGATAGACGCTTTACGGTAATCGCTTACAGCTTTTTTCATTTCGCTAAGAGCTTTACGCGCACGTCCGTGAGCTGCTTTACTTGGCTTAGCATGATTAACTGTAAATTCTTCCCATAAACCATTCAAACTTTCGAATAACTCTTGAGTGTTCATAGATTTTATTTATTTATTGGTTAATATAAAATTACATCTGCTCTCCGGTTCCTGGGATTTGAGTCTTTAGGAAGAATAAAGCAGTGTTTCCGATTTGTCTTATTAATTTACTTTTATTTTCACTATCAGGTAATTGTTTAGCGGCATCTAAAGCCATTTGTAAACCTTTACCTACTTGTTTTTCTGTTGAATCACCTCCAGACATATCCATATCTGTTGCTGCTTCACCACCCATATCTATTGCTGGTTCTTCAGTTGGTGTTTCTTCGGCGGCTGGTTCTTCAGTAGGCATATCAATATCGACATCAACATCTTCAGATTTTTTAGCTTTTTTCTTTTCAGAAACAAACTCTTCTCTGATTATATTTTCTATTAATGATTTTAATTTTTTATCCATTGTGTTATTTGTAATAAATATTTGATTATTTGTTAGGAACGCAATTACTTACGAGTTTTCCGCCTTTCTTTTTCATTCCTTGTTTTTTATATCCTGACCAACATGGTTTATTTTCCATAATTCTAGAAATAACTGCCTCTTTTATTTTATCCTTATATGTGTTTTGAACATTAGGATTGTAGTTTGGGTCTTCAGCATTCCATTGTTGAGTTTGTTTACTTAAAAAGGTTTGAATAGGATCTTCTTTACTTTTAGGATTTTCTTTACTTTTAGGATCTTTTTTACTTTTAGGATCTTTTTTACTTTTAGGATCTTCTTTACTTTCAGAATCTTCTTTACTTTCAGAATCTTCTTTACTTTCATTTGGATTTATAAACATACGGCGTTCAGCCCACATATTTAAAATCTTGTCAATTTCGCTTTGTTCAAGTCCTGCTTGACCTAAGGTTTGTTCTAAATCATCAAAATCTTTACCGTTTAAATGTTTAGTAGCTACATCTCTCATTACATCTGGGCCTACTGTTCCAGCTGCCTTTTCAATGTCTGTAGGACTTGCCTCTTTAACTAGTTTATA